CTCAGGGAATAAACAGATCATTGGCATGTACAACATTCTCTTTCAACCGAAGTGGCCCGAGAAGGGCCGTTTTGGTGACCCAGGTAGAGTCCTGGGAATGTGGAGCACCGTGAAGGTGCGTCCACCCTACGAGTGGTATGCGTTTCAGCGAGACGCAGAGGCACTCGTAGAAGCAGCAGACTACAAGGATCCAGACTTCAGCGCGTTGAATGACCTCAGCTACGACCCCATCGTGGATGAGTTCTCTCTCCAGCCCCCAGAAGAAACTGATGAGATCCTTCCCTCCCTCCTCCGTCTGGCTTTCGGGAGCCTTGTCGCGGTCAGCGTTTTTCGTACCGTGATGACAGTGAAATGGCGCACAGCTTATCGTTGGCTGCTAACCAATCACGTAGGTTCCACTCCGAAGCAAGTTCACGACTACAGACGCATGCGGGAGGCCTTCAACACACATGTGTTGTGTGTTCCCAAAGTTGTGCCACATCACAGCCATGGTTCCGCCGCCTCTTACCGCTCAGCCGCTATCCAGTTTATGGATGGCGTCTGCCTCGCACTCGGGCTTCAGCGCTATTCTTTTCAGATGTCGAAGACTGATCAGAACAACAATGTCCCCGGCGAGCGCACCTATTGGTGGGCGAGAGACGTCACGGCCGAACCTCAATTCGATGTCGCCACAGACAGCCACATGATTACGCTCATCGACGTAGATTACTATCTCGACATGCCGTTTCATCTGGTTGACATGCCCAGACCTCATATGCTCTACACCGTTACCCCAGAAACCGCTGGATATGTGGGGGAAGACTACTCGTTTTCCTTCAACTCTTCTGGCGAGATCGACTGGCGAATCAACGGCGGCGCGCGCTACACCCATCCGCTCTGGAATTACAACATGGACAACTTCGTTGTCTCCGTCAAGTTCCTCGGCATCCCGTACAAAACAGTCCTCTACGACGTCCAAACGCAGAAGGTCGCTGACAACAAGTCGGTTGTCATGCTCACCCCCATGCGCACGTTCTACGGTCTGTCAGCCATCTTTGCCCACTTTTGTGGCAGACACCTGACACGCCTGAACCCAACCGTCGGAGGTTTTTCGAAGATTGTCACGTACCAGGGTAGTAAAAAGCGCGTGTCCGTCGCCGCCCACGGCAAAGAGTCCTCCGCCACCATTTCTGGTGCCGTGTTTGACGGTCTAATCTCCACGCGCAACATTGCCCCAAAGCAGCATATCGCCAACCATCAAGTCAAGTCCTACCTTGCGAAGGACTCAGTACCAGATGATGTCCGCGATTCTGCCTCTGCGATCCTTACTGAGTATCTCAACAACGCCCCCGATAAGCGTGTTGACCCTCTCTGCATCGTAGACATCCCAAGGAGCATTGTCGTCGCGTTCGAACTCCCCGATCCTGAGGATAAAGTCAAAGTAACGGCCTTCGCCGCGCCTTTTGGCGTCCCACCCGCTTTCGTGCATCTCAGCAACGAGGCAAGCTCG